TCTTCGCCTCCTTGACTGGCTCTTCCTTCTTGGCCTCTTTCTTCGCCTCCTTGACTGGCTTGGTCTCCTTCTCTTCCTTCTTGATCTTCAGGCTGGCGACTTCGACGCCCTTCTTCACCTCGTCATCCTCATCCATCAAAGTCACCGTAGTCCCGTCCTCGGCGATCTTCAGAACGGTCCACGACTTCCCCTCGAACGTGACGTCGTCACCCTTGCCGATCCCGACATCGGCGGCCGTGGTAGCCTTCTCCTTAGACGGGGCTTTCGCAGGTGCATGGGTAGACTCCACAGAATCGGCAGTGGATGCGCCTTTCTCGGTGGGGTTTTCACCCTCTTTCTTTTCCTCCTTGGCCGGCTTCTGCTTCTTCGGCTCGTCATCTTCACCATCCCCCTCGTGGTCCACCCCCTCTTCCTGTAGGAAGATCGACTTCAGCTTCTCGTAGTCGAGGACGATCAGCAGATTGTCCAGCGGCTGGGCAGCATCGAGGATCTCTTTTGCCAGCGGGGCAGACCGCTTCTTGAAGCCGACAGTCCCCGTAGACAAAAACGGCTTGCCCTTGCCGATCGATTCCTCCCCCATCCCAACACGTAACGTCATACCGTCTTCGGGGTCGGCAAAGTATTCGTACCCGTCGTCCTCGTCGGCGTTGTTAACTTCCTTCTTCAGCTGCTTGCCGAAGAGGTGATAGCTGATGTCCCAGATCTGAACACCCTTATCGGCATCAGCATGATCGAAGATATTCCAGAGCTGACGCTGCTTCGGAGCCAACTCCTTGATCAGATCCTCGTCTGCGTCCTTGTCCCGCATCAGATCCTTCCGATGCTCACAGATCGGGCATGGCTTCCCGGCGGTCTTGGCTGGGCAGACGTAGGTGTTTTCGTCGACCCCAATCGCACGGTGGGTGAAGTAAGTCCGCTCGTAGTGGAGCTCACCAGGCAGAGCATTCGGATTCGGTCCGCCGGTGGCCTTCTCCGGAACTTCGTAGGGGATAATCTCGATGCGGTAGACACCAGCTTTCTTCGGTGCGAAAAACTGGACATCGCCAGACAGCTTCACGCAGGTCGGGGTGAAACCACCGTCTGGTGTTTCCGCCCATTTCTTCGCAGACACTTTCGGTCGTTCACGAACCATGCTTGTTCTCCTTTTCCTCTTTTAGCCACATCGCGCGGCCACGATAGTAGCCGTACGCCCCGAACTTCATGCCACCATAGGTCGCCCACGGAAGCAAAATCAAAATGATGGCGATAGCAGCCAACGTATTAACCGTCATCATTATCATCCTTATCCTCACGACGCTGTTTGTTCTTCACCCCAGCCGGCATTCTGGTCGGGGTATCAGAATAATAAGACTGACCATGCAACTCTACGAGCATTGACAATGCCCGCTTGCGGTGCTCCAAGCCATCAACGGCCGCCTGCAGAACATTCACGGTGTGCCGAGCAGCATGCAACTTTTTCGTTGACACCTTCACAGCCGGATGAACGATAACTGCCGTCGAAATCGCAGACTCCGTGACCTTACCAACACCGAATGCTTCCGGGTCTTCCCTGATCTCCCTGTCTGTCTCTGCCCGTACCATGTCTAGTGCCGACTTCGCTTCGTCAAGCTCAAACTGGGCATCTGCTAGCAGCTCGCCCCATATCTGGCGCTGCTTCGGCTGGGCCTGCCATTCCTCATCGAGACGAAGCGTGTCAATTTCTAGTCTGAGTTCGGGCATCGTTCAGTCTCCAAGTATCAAAAAAGTCGGGCGGGTTGACGCCCGACCAGGTCTCCTTCATACCTTAACCGGATAAAATTCAGCACTTGGCTCCTGGTAAAGCCGGTAGTTGGTCTCTGCCTTAAGTACCTCAACAGAACTGATAGCAGGAATATCAGCCCCAGACAAACGACCAGTGACCATTCTGATCGCCGCGAACGGCCCGCACTGAGTTTGAGCCTCGACCACTATTGTGATTCTCGTCGTGCTGAGCATACTAGGTCTATTTTCCCTGCTATCGTAGCTTACATAGGCTTCATTCGCCCCGAAGAAGTATCACAGCGCATGCCTGGACAAGACCAGCCTTCTTGCTGTTGAAAAACGGCTCTTGAAAAGCCTCGATGATGCTTACTTCCCTGATGGGATTCGGTTTATTGAGGGCCACGGCAGTTACGTACCCCATAACCATCCATCTGATACTTTCCGGGTCTTCATCGACCGACTTGATTACTGCGGCGACTTCAGGCCACTTGGTCTTCGGATTCATCAACAGCTTCGCGATCTCAACCGCAGCCCTCTTGCCATCAGCTCGTTGCAGGGCGGCGATCTTCTCGGCTTCCGAAGTCAGATCAATCACCTGATGAAGCAGGACCAAAGCCTTGCGGGCGCTCCCTTCTGCGATCTCGACAATCTTCTCAACCACGTCCTCTTCAATCGTCTTCCCCTCGCCGGCCATCACATTCGCAATGACCTTCTTCTGGTCAGCCGGCTTCAGTGGCTTGACCCGAATCTCGGTCGACCGAGTGATGATAGTCTTCTTTAGCTTTGACGGGTCAGTCGTGCAGAGGAAAAAGTAGACGTGCTTCGGAGTATCCTCAAGCAGCTTGAGAAAGCTCTCCTGTGCCTGCGGCGTCAGCTGATGGCACTCATCAATCAACCAGATCCGACACGGCCCGGACAGAGGAGATAAACCAGAATGCTGCCTAATCTCACGGACGATGTCAATACCACGATCATCGGCGGCATTGACCTCCTGGAAATCCTTCTCCCCGCACTTCAGCTTGTCACGGAGAATGCGGGCTAGAGTTGTTTTGCCACAGCCACTTTCACCAGTGAATAGGATGGTATGTGGTATAGCCCCCTTCCGGCCCATCTCAGACAACATCTTCACAGCATCGTCTTGGCCCAGGACTTCGAAAAATTTCGTTGGTCGGTACCTTTTGTAGAGTTCATCGCTCACTCGTCGTCCTCCAATTCTTCCTCTTCCAGTTCGTCCTCATCATCGTCTTCGTCGAAGAGATCCTCGTCATCTTCATCTGTGCCCTCGTCATCGATGTCACTGAGGCACGTCTCGATACGCTCTGCCAGTCTCATTGTTTGATCCTTCCATTCGCTCTACAGGGAACACACTCGCCACCTTTTGAATTGCAGCCCGTATCGCCGCAGGCTACATATGTTATCGTAGTCTTCGGGTACTTCACTTTGCTATACCAATTTTGCTCCCCTACCTCAATCTCGACCCCAAGCGGGACCGTAATCCACTTCCACTCATCCATGATATCTTTCGTAGCAATCCGTGTTACCAACTCGGCATAATCATCGAGTTCCTTCTTGTGAACATCTCCCACGATCGAATCATGGATCTGCCCTATCACCCTCGACCGCATCTTTCGCTTCTTCAGTTCAGCCACCAACTGAATCATAGTCCATAGCATACAGTGGAAGGCTGGACCCTGGATGTGGAGGTTCATCACCTGATTCTTCGAGAACACACCGGCACAGACGAAACCCGTTACTAGCTCAAACCATCCACGGCTTCTATACTGACGAACTCGTTCCTGCCGCCATGTGTTATAGACCCTGAACCTCGTATTCCAGAATCTGTCCTCTACCTGCATGATGTGGTGCTCAAATGTCCCTTTCACAGCCTTAGCATTCGGATCACATTCCCCCAACTCAGTGATCCCCAGTGCACTGAGATGATCCTCTATTCTAGTCCCGTCGGTGTCTGTCAGTCCTATCGATGATGCCCAGAGATTCTGAGCGACCTGCTTATGCCAATCACCATAGAATTCAGCGAAGACGAACCCACTCTTAGCGGCACTGCGAATCGCCTTCGTTACCTTCTGTACTGGCAGCATGAAGCACTCTGCTGCCATGTCCCGATGCATATCCCCTTCATAGGTATCATGGATCAGTGTTGGGTCGACGCATAGGTTGCAGGCCACCTTGACTTCTTGCGACGAGAAGTCCGATTCAACCAAGACGTATTCATCGCTTCGTGGGATGAATGCCGTCCGGATCAGCTTCCCGATTTCTGGATCTCGCACTGGGATGTTTTGGAAATTTATATCCGAGTTACTGCCACGATAGGAATGCGCAGTATGCAGATTATTGAAGACATGAAGGAAGCCGTCGTCTTCAACCTCCCGTCGTACGCCACGGAGATATGTTCCCAGTAGCTTGTTCAGCTTCTCCATCTTCAAAAAGCCTCGGGCATACTTCAGCCCCGTCCGTTCGAGGGCGGACTCGTCTAGTTGAGGCCGTCTCTTCTTACTCTTACCTCCGCTAGTGTACGATTCACACGGCAATTTCATGTCGTCATACAGAACAGCCGCCAGCTGCTCTCGACTGGTCAGATTGGTTTCCGATCCATACCGGCGCCGCTGGAGTTTGTACTCATCACATTCTTTCAGCTTCCCCTCGAGGGAGGTAATCCGTTGTTCCGTCTCAGTAATAGTCTTGTCGAGGTAGGTGACGTCAATCCGCATCCCGGCCGCCTCTATCTCAGAGAACGCCAGAGTTCCTCTGTGGAAGAGTTCGTAGGCTACTGGAGATGCACATTTGACGTCGTTCACGGTGTTTGGTCCTGTAGTACCTTCGTAATATCAGGGGCCTTCCAGTCGGCTGGTTTAATCCATTTCCCGTCCGCCCGTTTATGCCCTCCGGGACCAAACTTCCGGAGGTTCGATTCATCAACCTCTTTCAGCAGCGGCTTGTCAGAGATCCCACAGGCACTCAGCGTTCCGATGGTGACCACGGAAATATCTGCACACCCATCGGCAATCTCGATCAAGTCCGGCGGCCGTTTCTTATTCACCACCAGCTCGTAGAATCCGTCGAGGAGGGCAACCAGTCCCTGCTGAGACATCTGAGGGGAAATGACCACATCGACGCCGAGGGCGGTGATCGTCTCCATTGCCTCTTCGAAGATCAGCTTGGCTCGAAGCAGTCGGACGTCTTCCGTCGGAACGGTTGGCTGCGTCAGAACATCCTGACCAGCCAACCACATGAACGATTCGATCCTCTTCTGATGCGACGATTTCAGCATGTGATTGCTTTGGCTCATTTGTAGCTCCAAGGAATGTCGAACCCCATTATCTGTCTCTGGCGAACGGCCAGACGAAACTCTAGCAATGCGTCTAAACCGCAGTAACGGAGAAGTTCAGACTTATCAACCTCATTCACTCGATTCTTCCCTCTGGCACTCCCACCGTCCAGATATGGACTAATGTGATCCGAGTATTCGGGAAACCCAAGATGAGCGAACGATTGGAATTTCAACCCAGTGATTCCCGGCCTACTGTCCATCAGGTGAGCGAACAGCATCGTGTCATGGCACCAATTCCGAACGCGGTGTCCGAATTCCTTTCGCACCCATCGATCTTCAAACTTCAGATTGCTTGCTATCTTCGGAATCGGTGACCGTGTCACCGCCTGCGTCGCTTCCCTAGCCTTTCCCCTCCACGGATATGCGACTGTGATCTCTGGCTTCGTCCTCCCCCATGAAACTGCGCAGCAAACTATCTCTGACCACGGAGTGTCTGGCTTCAGCGTAGTGGTCTCAAAATCAATCGCAAGCGCCCCATCCTCCATCAAAGAAATGCCGTACAGAATCTGGGCAGCCTCATCATCATCCACCACTACTCGGACATCGCCGACCCAATCCTGTTTCTCTGTCCACGGCCGGCCAACCAAGTCAAATGCCAACTCGAGATGGCGCTCGAACCACATATCGAGAACACCATCTTCCTCCCTCAACAGATAGGAAGGATGGTGTGTTGGGCAGATCCAGACGTTCGGCTTCTGGCACGGGATCTGGAATCCGACCCACCGACTGATCCCACCAACGTCCTCCTTCCAGAGATGCCCAATCACACTCTCAACCGCCGGGCCACCGAGGGGGATGATCATTCTCGGTTTCAGCTCTTTTATCGTCTGGATTAGATTAGGTCGGCAGTACCCTATCTCGTCCTTCGTTGGGGTTCTGTTTCTTTTACCATCCTCTGTTTTCGTCGATGGCCGGCAGATCAGGGCGTTGGTTTTCCAGCAGTCCCGATCAAGATCATAGCCGAGAGCAGCGATGGACTGACGGAGACGCTGCCCCGCCTTGCCAATCAGTTGGATACCCTGTTCATCTTCATCCCCACCAGGCGCCTCTGCGACAATCAAAACACCATGTTTTCCCTCTCCAGTCACGGGCATCTTCGGGCTATCACAAGTCTTATGGAGTCCACAAGCCCCGCAAGCCGGAACAAGACCGACAATCTTAGGGGCTGGCTTGGCAGCGCTGGCGAAAAATCCCTGAGGCATTACTTTCTCCTCGCTGCGGCAGCCTTCACCTTGTCGACGAATAAACTGAATTTACCATCTCGCATCTCGCGGTAGCCAGCCTTGCGAGCAGCGACCCATGCCCGAGTAACCGTCACTGACTCAACGAAGTTGAATGCCCCGATGTGTCTACGAACATCTGATGCCATCGCTTGGTTATCTTCCGTCCCAACCAATTCGACTTCCTGTCTGCCTGGCTGCTTGTCCTCTTGGACCCACACCAGCATCGTATCAAGAACAGCTATGATTAGCTCAGCCCCAAACCGACTGATCAGGTGCTCGGCCGAAGCGTTCGACTCTGGATACGGCTGTTTTTCTACTGCAAAGAATGGCATTGTTACCTCCCATCCTAAACACTCGTTTTCATCGGCCTAGCTCGCGCCCTGACACACGTTTGTGGTTCGGTCGTCTATTCGTCCCACGTCCCGTCCGAACGCGTTATACGTCGTTTATAGCGTTCGCATTCACCTACTGAAAAAACCCGTAGGAGTCTGTACGCAATCCCCCAACAACAGACGAATACTACCGTCGTCGCTCCGCCATTCGTCTTTGATCGGACCAGACATCACTATTCCTTCTTCGCAAAGAATCCAACTCGATTGTCCTTCTTCGCGGCGGTCTTGTCCACGGACTGCTGCTCCCTCCCAGTGAGGATTCTAGTCTCAATCCTCGCCATCTTCAGCAGCATGGTGAACTTGCCAAGATCGAATGGAGGGAACTCTCCGGTCGCATCCTTATACACGAACTTGTTCTGCCTTGCACCACGAACAGCCCCGGCATCGATCATATCAATCGCGATCTTCTCGGGGATTGTCTTCGACTCGCCGCGTTCTGGCTCCCAGAAAGTCTCCTCTTTCAACTGACCCGGTATGCCGGCGACTGAGCCACAGATCGGCTTGGACACGGGGCGAAGACTCCAGCTGTTGGTTGAGCTGATAATCGGGCACCGGACTTGGTACAACGCGGCCATCCTCAGCCGCTCGATCCATTCGTTGCTATCCCATGTCCCGTATCCGAATCCTTTGACGGTCTGCTGCTCCCCGATCTTCTCGACCTGGGGCCACGCGTTGGGGCCGAACTTGATCAGCGACAGGATCAAGTCTGGTTTCAGAATCCCCAGCCCCGTCCATAGAATATCACTGTAGACCTCCCAGCAGAAGATCGCGGACAACTTCAGCCCACAGATCTCGAACAGCTTAAACCGAGCCATGAAGTCGGTTTCGGGGGTCACATGGCCGAAGCCATGGGTGCTGACATGATCATACCGCGGGAGGGCCAGTTTCAGCACCCTGCCGAGGTATTCTCCCTTTTCGTTGATGAACCAGATTGCACTGCGATTGGTGTTGGCATCATCCTTCTGCTGTACCCCAACCACGAAGGCTGTCCCGTGCTGCTTATTCAGCTGCCGGAGCTTCGGGTACAGCGAGTCGAATTCTATGTCCTTCTGGTGGGGCATCATCACAGCCCCACCGAAGAACTCCTGTGGTGTCACCAGGATGTCCGGCTTGTGCTGCTCACAGGCCGAACGAAGCCACTCCAGCTTCTTATCAAAGTCGTGAAGCTGGGTCGGTACGGTGGATAGGACTTTTACTGGTGACATCGATTCGTCTTTCTACTCGACGGAGGAGAGGCACGATACGTATGAGAACTTCCCCGTCGAAATCTTCAGCCGTCCCTGCCCGACCACACAGTCGTTGGTCCGCTCGGTGATCTCGACCAGCAGCTTCGGAGCAATCATGAACGAAACGTCCCCGGCGAACTTGACCGACTTCTGCTCCTCAAACTTACCATAGGAGCCCTCACCACGAATCAGCAGCTTGCCATCCCTCATCTTGACGAAGATCTGATCGTTCTCGACGTTCTCCGAGCTGAAGATTTTCGCCTTGTCAACGGCGTCCTTCAACCCACCGGGCAGCGTGACCGGCTCTCCCTCGCAGGCAAAGATCGGGTCGAGACTCTCATATGCTTCCTGCCATCGCCGGCAGCTCAACACCAACCCAGCGGCGTTGCGGAAATGGACCCATGCCTCACCTTCAGACATCTCGGTCATCCCCAACTGCGGGATGTGCTTGATCGATGCCTGACGAATCAGGCAGGACTTCCTCACTCCGGTCTTGACCGGGAACCGAGCCGCCTGGAAGTTATCGCACGCCTCAGCGTAGTCGGGATGCAGATGGACGCAGGTCAGGTTGAAGTTGGTATCCTTCCCCTGACTCGCGACCGATTGAACGATGCTAATCGCTTCAAGGAATTCCTTGTCCAGTTCCACCCATTCGGTTGGGGTCTCGATCGAGTCGACCGGCAGGTTGACCTGTTCCTCCATCACGATCTCAGCCCGCCGCTTGTTTCCTTTGACCTGGATCTTGCCTTGGATCGGGGTGATCTCAAGCTCATCCTCCGGCAGCTTAGACAGCAACTCCATCAATGGCTTCGCGACCACAGCCCCAGATAGCCCCTTGACTGGGCTCTCAATGGCGCAGGCAATCTCATCGTTGAATGTGAGAATTCGATCATTCCGAAACACGAAACACGAACTCTGTTCAATCAACTCCCTACTAGCCAAGCCGGGGGACACGGCCTCAAGACGAGACAAGAACAACTCACGATTCACGCTCATGCCATAGACTCCTTTTCAGTATTTTCACAGTGCCAAAGAAACAACTCGTATGCCGCGCCTCGCTGGGACAGCAGATCGGGGTAGGCGAATAGACGGTTCTTGATCATCTTCTCGATTCTAAACTTAACGCCACCACCGGCGAGATAAACCCTCTTGATCGGGACTGCCTCGTTGACCCGCAAGAAGAAAACCGCGTTGACCAGCTTTCTGCATTGGTCATAGTTTGTCACGCCCCTCTCAACTATCCGTATGATTCGCTTCCCCCTCTCCCCCCACCGCTCCAAACCTCTCTGTAGCTTGTAATCGGGTGGGACGTCGACTTCTTCCGAGTGGCCATACGTTACGCCACAAGAGGCTAGGTAGTCATCGAGGTTGTTACGAGCGATCGGACTCATATCCCTCGTATGACTATTAAACGCCCCTCGCATGCTAGAAACATCAGAAGTGTATAGCCTAATCGGGTCCAACGAATAGTCGAATTTTCCCCCCACAACGTGAGGAGTGCATATCTTCCCAAATGATCCACCCAGTACCCATGAAGCAGAGTCCACCGAATGCCACGGAAAGTACTTCATCATGTCGAGATCAGACACAGCAAAACCGTGGACTGCACGGAGGCTCTTCCCCTCCGAATCGACCAGATACGGGCGAATCTTCTGAAACCAGTCCATTCGCAATCGTGGTGATTTCGCCCGCCCGAAGCCTATCCCAATGTATGGAGCCTTACTGTCGAGGATCTTATCGAGCCATTTCAATGACTCTAGATGATGATATACGGGGATCACCTTCTCGATAGGGAGATGGCGGACCATCTCGTTGTAGTTCTCCCAGCTTCTGGCGGCGGCGCCGTCGATTAGCTCCTCCGTATGCTCCTCGTGTTCCAGCTGAGAACCTGGAATAACATCCAGGCTAACATAGTAGTCAGCCTGCGGATGCCTCTTGCAAAAACCTATGTACTCCTGCAGATCAATCGGCACCTGACGCGTCCACGCACTCCAGGCACCGCAGTCAAGCATAAACGGCATCGGCTGCCTCCCTCTGAATCACTTCAAGGTACTGGGTGAACGACTTATCAAGTCCAGCGTATGAGTACAGTCGTTTAGCGACCACCCGAGCCATCCGCTCCCGATCAGAGTCCCCGCATCCAGCAAAATAGATATGCTGGACAGTGGAAGCCGGCAGTCCTTCCTGATGCTTGATGAACACAGCGTTGACGATACGTCTGGCATCGCTGCTAGTACGAACGCCGGCAACCGTCTCACGGACGATCTTGGTCTTGGTCTTATCTAGCCACTGCTCAATCCCATCGACTCGTTTGTATCCTGCGGGAACGTCGATCAGCTCGAATTCGCCAAGCGAAACATCGCAGTATCGCAGCCAATCTTCAACGTGTTTCCTCCACACCGGCAGCATGGTATCATAGTGGATCTGAAACTCCCCTTTCCACCCAGACTGGGGTGTCATTGCATTGACTGCGGCCTTGAGATCGAAATCGAATTGACCATTGGTCTTCCGCGGCACCCATATCTTACCAAAAGCGGCCAGCACCAACCAGCTGGCCGAGTCGACCGAATACCACGGGAACCGTCTGAGTAGCTCAAGGCTGTTGATCCCGAATCCATGAGTCCGCACGATCGGCTTGCCATCCGGTGCAACAACGCCACGAACTGAATTCAGCCACCCAATCACAGCCCGCCTGTTGACAGATCCCGCCGTCCCGCCAAGCCCAATGTATGGGCACTCAATCGCCAACA